AGAAGTATTGAAAGGAGAGCCTGGATAAAGTAACGGGATGTTTGGGGTGTTTTGGCAACATTCTACAGAGTGGAGATCTCCCGCAATAACCTGATTATACCCGTGTTCTTCAAATCTATTTAGTGAAATCTCTGGCTTCACGTGAGGGTCTATAGCCCCACGAACATGTGTAAAACAAATCGTCGATAGTGCAGGCACCCACGTCTTTTTGTGTAACTCAGTATAGTCAATAATATCGAAGTCTTTAGAACGATATGGCTCTGTAATAACTCTAGCATAGGGATTACATCTAGAAGTTTCTGCTGCTAAGCTAGTTAAGCAGCTTTGTGAGTTTTTTAACATTTCATGATTACCAGAGTATAGTAAAATATCACCAGTTAGTCGGGCAATACACTCAAAGTATAAATCTAAATCGTCTGTTGATGGGTTAGCTACATCTAGTATGTCCCCACCAATAATATGTAATTCGCAATTATGTTCTTTGTAAATAGCATTTATAGCGTCTACCATTAGTAGGAATCTATTTCTTTGCCATTCATCGGGAATATTGCGCTTCCCTAATTTTATATGCCAATCGGCACTGAATAGTATTTTCAAGTTATATTATCCTTTATATTTATAATACCTGCACGCGGGTGTTTAAGTACTAGGTAGAATGCGGTGGTAATTTTTACCATCTAATACCCTCTTTAAAGCCTTCGTCTAAGGTATATACTTCACCATCATCTCTACGTACAACACTAAGTGTTTTGGGATTGCCTTTAATAATTTCATTTAAGTATTTGGTTAACTGACTTTTAGTTAACATACCCTCGTATCTTTGAGTTGAATTATTAGAACAGGTGAACATTACTAGTAAGTTATATTTAGCTTCCATTATTTAATACCTCTTAAATATCCCGCAAGTGTTTGTATCTTCTTCTCTAAAGCCAGTACTAATGCTACCTTACTAGGATCATTTGCCTGATACTTTAATTCTTTTAGTAGTGGGGAAATAGAATATATTACATTAATCTCTCTTTCATGCATACTTTCCAGCATGTCCTGTTTAATACTTTCATTATAAATAAACATGGCTTCTGCATCAGAAAGATTATCTTGATAGTGATCGGGGAAATACCTAATATAACGTAGTTCTGGGATAGTTGCTTTGACAGCTTTAAGAGGTTTATCTCCTTCTTTAAGAGGTGGTTCTTCAATAATAGATATGTTTATTAGGTCTTTTAAAGATTTCATAGTTACTCCAAAAAGAAAAGGGAGCCGAAGCTCCCTAAGTTATTTAGTCTTCAAGCTCGTTAATAGCTTCTTGACTTGCTTCGTGCGTAGAGTTACCATCAGCATCTTCTTCTTTAGCTTCTTTCTCACCAGACATCCAAGACGCTAAAGCTGCTTTGACTTCGTCGTATGTTGGGCGCGGGAATAAGCTAGAAATATCATCGCATTCGTCAATAAGTAATTGGTCTGCGGCACGTTCTTCGTCAGTTTGCTTGTAAGCACCACACTTTAACTGCTGAACAGTATATTTTGTGTCACTCCAAGTTGAACCTGTTTTCTGAACAAAGATATCGAAGTCTAATGGAGACTTACCTAATTGAGCTGCTGTATCGCTAGTACCATCGAAGATTGATTTTTTAAGGTCAATTGCTTCTACTTTACCAGTTGCGCGATTAATAGCTAGACACACATAAGCACGTTTGCACTTTAATGGGACTAACTTACCAGCATCTTTTCCTTCACCTTTCTGCGTTAATCCCGCTTCACGGATAGGGTCTTTAGCTGAGTTATCAAAGCGCTCTGTTGCACGATTAAATGCTAAACATTCGAAAGTACGTGGCTTACCCTCTGCGTTATTAACCCAGTATACGTAACGAGGTACGATACCGCTGATAATACGGAATTGGTTATCTTTTTGAAACTTCATAAACGGTAGGCCGTTCTTTGCTGCTTCGCCTTTAGATTCGCCCCATGCAAGTGCTTGATTAGTTTGTGTCATTTAGTATTTCCTTCTGTTTTGAATATTAAGTTAGGTTGGTTTATTTCGATTAGTGGATTGTTTTCGACAACATATTTGGAAACCCAAGGCGGTATTCTTGAAATATGGAGATTAGTTTTCTGTGTTAGTTTATAGTCCGAGTATAACCTTAGACTGCATAAACCTACAAATTCAGCTTTTTCGCGATCAGAATACTTGTCGCTAAACAAGATTGCGGTATTAACTAAGAAGTTTAAACCTAGTAGATTCTGATAATTTCCGAGAGCACGAGCTTGTAGGTATTTGACAATTAGCGAGCTATCGCCTTTTGATAGTAAATATATTGCGGAGTAATTGAATAAGATCATATTATACAAGATTATAATCAAGTTGTAAAGAAGAATTTAACTTTTATTTCAACATCGTTATACCCTTTGTCCCCTTTGCTATTTCGATATAAATATTATACTTTAATCTAAGTAGCCAGTAAAGCAATTTTTAAAACTAATTGCTTTACTGTGTTTTCAGAGCTAGAGACTTTTTCCCTCAAACTTTAAGAAACTATTATACAAACTATTTAGCATTTAGTAAAGAACTTATTCAGTATTATTTACCCTGCAATAGTTCAGCCATATTAGTATCAGTCATTGGTATAATGTTCCATTCGTTCTTTGCGTAGCAAGCATATCTCATAGATCTATGTCTAGTACCTGTTTGTCCTCCAAGCCCAATATCAACTATAACTGGGTCTAACTTGTCACTTGTAATACGCATAATACGTCCAGCTAACTGCTCTACAAGAGATTCATTATTAGTAGAAGTTGTATTCACTAAACAAGATAACTCATTTAGAGAAACACCCTCAGAGAATATAGAAATACTAGCATTTAAAGCTGTTGGTGGCCCATTAGCTACTGCTGCCATGATTTTATTTCTATTCTCTAGCTTACTAGTCTCTCCCTGACCAATTATAAGGTAAGACCCCTCTATATTCTCATGAATCCATTCCAAGAACTCTACCCTATCAGATACTACTAATACCTTGTGCCCCATATCAATATAGGCTCTAGTTAGGTTTAGTACTAGCTCTCTATACTTAGGATTCTCAATTAATTCATTTATTCTATGTGCCCATGGCGTAGCCATGTTACCAGGGATAGGAATCTTAGTAGAATACCCATGTATTACTGGTTTTATAGTATTGCTAACTGCTGGAATAAATACTTTCTCACTGAAGTAACCTCTAAAAGTGGCTTCAAGTCCATCTTTACGTTTCAGTGTACCTGTTAGTCCAATAGTATATCTAGCTCTACTTTCATCGATAATTTGAGTAAATGTAGCAGCACAACAGTGATGGGCTTCATCTATTACTAGTATACCGAACTTAGCACTTAGCGCCACACCATGCTTTCTTACTGTTTGTATATTAGCTATTACTATTGGTGGGTCAATATTGAACTTACCCGAACCAATGATTCCTGGAGTAAACCCAAACCACTTCTTTACTTCTGCTACCCATTGATCTCTAATAGTTGTTGTTGTACATACTACTAGTGTTTTTTGTTGTAGTTTATGTGCGATAGCTAATGCTGTAATTGTCTTACCGAACAAGACTTATGTTACATGTACCCCGTTAGGTACACTCTCTAGATTTCTCTAGAGTTCGGACTATATCTTCAATATTATTAATACTATTTATTAGTATAAACTCTATATTTTGTTCCCTACACCATAGCTTCTTTTCCTCTATATTATTGGAATAGTCTTCAGTGCTTTGTAGGTTACCAGAGGTTACTTCTATTATAGTATTAAGTTGTTCTGAATAGAAATCTGCAATCCAACGTCGTTTAGTATTACCTATACACGCATAAGGTACCTGTATCTCAAATGATTCATCTAAATATTTATCTTCTACTAACTGCTCTATACATGATATATTAGAATTACATATATCACACCGCAATCCTTTCCCTTTAGAGAAAAGATGACCTAAAGTCGTAGTTGAGTATTTCTTAGTATGTGAACACTTTAAAAATTTTACAGTACAGTACGCCTGTGTAGTTTCTTTATTATAACCCAAATACTCTACAACCTCCACTAGCTTTAAATATGCGGGTGGACGCCTACTATTTATCTGGGCTACCTTAACTTCGTCAGGTATATTCTTCTGTGCACCATTACATATTCCACAAAATATGTTACCTTTCTTATGCCAGCGTATAAACGTTTGGTCTTGAATTTCTGTGGTGTAATTACAGTTGGAGCAAAGTATACTCCTAGACGTATAGTTACTATATCGTATAGACTTTAATACTTCTACTTTCATTTGTTTTGCACGGTCTAAACATACACTTGATGTTGGTATTTCTTTCATTTTATATTGCTCCCCGTTTCGCCACCCGTTAGTAGCTACTCTATTTCTAGATAGTCTCTGAACTTTATTCTTGATATTATTTTACCAAAACTAAATGGATTTGTAAATAATATTATTAGAATCTTAGCTGCTGATTGCCCAATCAACTTAATTTTCAAACATTCACGCTCACTATTTCTAGTCACGTTGTAGTTTAAGTTGCTCTAAGGGGGTTCCAGCAATTAAAGGAGTTTATACCAAGCCTCGGATTTCTAACCTGGTTTACCGTTGATAATACAGGAATCCTCAAACTCATTGTATATAGATTCTTGATCCCCCCGGAGTGTAAATGTAGGTGCTGGTATCTCTGCTGGTACTACACTACGTTTATCAATAATAACGTATTCATCTGCTGCTAATACATCCTTTACATAATCTATATTACCTAAAGGTGCCCACCATACATCTTTGGCTACCTTACCAATACGTTTAACAAATCTAGGTTGCGTACTCATTCCCATAGATTCTATTTGGTATGTTAGCGCCTTTTCTAATATTGCCAGTTTCTTATTATCTGTACAATTAAAAAATAACTTGTTTGATAATACTAGCTTCTTTATATCTTTCTCCACTCTACCTCCTTAGTAGGTTTGGTGTTGCTTGTATCAAATATATGACGGCCTCCCTTGTAAGAGATTATACCTAAGTAATTATACGGCTCTTGTGTCACAAAATGATAAGGCTCTCCTTGTACTATGGCAGCATAGAATTGTCCATCTGCACTTACTATATTTTTACAAGGTTTCCATTCTACTTTAGTAAGTTCTTTAGGTTTATACGTGGTAATATGACCAGTACTATCAATGAACTTATTGTACTTTAATAATCTATAGGTTTTATTTACCTGTATTACTGTAGTACACTTATATTTTAATGGGTATATTTTATATTCATACTCTCTAGCTAGCATTAGTACTCTACGCTCTAGAAAGCTATCTGAATCAATATTCTTATCATCTAGCACATATCTAGTATAAAAGGTATTAATATATACTATATTATCTATTTCTTCTATTAACTCATATTGTCTTAGTGCGAATACTGGATATTTAATCAATTATTTACTCCCAGAAGCAAGAAAGGACGCTTGCGCGTCCCTTCTGAGTTATCCTTTAAGTTCATATAACTCTGGGTATTGCTTAGCAAACTTACCACAACTATAGTCATCAGAACCACCTTTCTCTGAGTCTGATTCAACACCAACACCATGACCACCGAAGTTAAGTCCACGGTCGCGTTGAATACACTCAATTACTAAAGCAGTATATTCATCTACTTGATCCTCTCGTACAATAGCTACGATAGAGTCATGTACCAACATACGAATACTAGCATCCATTCCTAGCTCTTGGATTCTATTTTCTGCTTCTACTGCACCTAATAAAAGTACATCAGAAGATGCTCCCTGAATAATAGCGTTAAATCCTGAACGTAATTCTTCACCTACAGTTTCTCTAGATGCTGAACGAATATTACGTAGTCTACGTTTACGACCAAAATGGCTATAAATGAAACCATGTTGCTTAATCTGTTCATGTGAATCTTCAATCCAACGTTTTAAGTCAGGGAATCTATTGAAGTATGTATCAATATAGCCTTGAGCATCTATCTTATCAATAGGCTCGTATGGGCAACCCGTCTTAACATGTTGTTCGAATAACGACTCATTAATAGATTCTGCTACTTTAGAGGGCCCACTACCGAATAGAATACCGAATGAAATAGCTTTAGATGCCTGACGTAAAGCAGGGAACATCTCTTTTAATTCATGTGCTAAACAGTTAGGTCTAAATACCATGTGTGCAATAGAACTATGGAAGTCGGCAGAAATAACAGACTTGTCAGCCATATCATTGAATACTTTCTGTAGGTTTTTATCACCACTTAAAGCAGCAGCTACCCACATTTCCGCAGTTTCCATATCCACAGCAACAATCTTATAACCCTCTGGGGCTACGATACACGCTTTAACCATAGCATCATCACGAGGAAGTTGCTGTAGGTTTAGTTTACCAGACGAGCTAAGACGACCCGAAGTGGTCGTATGTTGACTGAACCCTGTACGTAAACAACCATCACGGTCAATATTGTCTAGCATTTTGATAATGTATGTGTTAAGTACTTTTGTTGCTTTACGAATTTCCAATAGTAACTTTGGTAACTCATGAGTTTCACCTAACTTCTCTAGTACTTCCGCATCTGTTGAGATAGCACCAGTACCAGTAAACTTATTAAGTGGTGTAATTTTAGCAATATCGAATAATAAGGTTCTTAATTGCATAACTGAACCAGGGTTTAACTTCTTACCCATCTTAGCTTCGAACTCAGCTACTTCTGGTCTAGTATATAGACGTTCATTTAATACATTAATTTTATCATATAATGCATGCTTACACTTAATTAAACGCTCTTTATCTGTAGGAACACCACGGTCTTCCATAGTAGTTAAGAACTGTAGTCCTGGTAGCATTACATTGTAATATAAGCTACTTAATGCAGGGTTACTATCAACAAGAGGCTTGAACTTCTTAGCTAATCGTAGAGTTGCGTCAGTATCTCCAGCAGCATAAGGCCAGATAATATCGAATGGGATTAAGTCATATGAGAAATCTTCTTGCTTTAGTTTATGCAACGAGCAATATTCTTTCTTAAAGTCATCAAGTGCTTCATCATAGTTACCCATATCTGTGTACTTGATAGTTAATGATTTTAACCCGTGTGTACCACTACGTTCATCTAGAACATAATGTAGTAGCATTGTATCGTGTAAACGATGTTCTCTAAATGCTTTAGCAAACTGCCAATGGAAGTGATATGTAAAAAACTTCATATCGAACTTAGCATTATGTAGGAAAATATCTACATTAGGATTATCTAATACTTCCTTTTGGAAACGGAAGGATACTAAGTCACTTAAAGCATCTGCATGAATATACACACCTTGATGTGTTTTATGCGAAATACTCACGCCTAGAACATAACCATCACGAGGATAGAATGCTGTAGTTTCCGAGTCAAGACCAATAGCTTGTACCTTTTCTGCCTGTAGCAAATCTAAGTAAGCTAAGGCTTCTTCCTCTGTAGTAATTGCTTTATAATCAACAGGTGCTTTACTAACTGTTTTACCAGAAATAAGCGATATGATTGCATTTACAGAGGTCTCTAGTATAGGTTTGATTTCAGGTTTAAAGTGTTGCATAGCTGGGTTTACAATAGCGTATAACCCATCATGTTCTTTGCCCTCAAACTCTTTACTAGTTTTTAATTTTACATTACGACCAGTAGCGTCTGATATTGCTGTAGACTTAGAGAAGATTTTTAAGGCATCTGCTCCTACTAATACTACATGTGCATAATCGAAGATAATATTCATATCTAAGGTTACGTGCTTTTTGTATAATGTCTTTACTTTTTCTTCTGTTAGATATACAACATCAACAGGCATTCCCCCTAATAGTTTAGAATAATCTGTTCTATTAGGATTTTTATCAATAACTAATACCTTATCTTTCATTATAACCTCATTTGTTTTATTAACTTAATTATTATAGCAATTTCCAACTAATTAGTAAACTAGTTTATCAATCTCTGCGCTAATAAGATGTACTTCTTGTTCCTCTAGTGATCCTGGGTCTTTGTCAAAAGGTAAGTATTCGTTGAATATGTGTACTGCCATACTAGTTTTAATTTCTATTATCTTTTTAAGATAAGCAGCCGCTGAATTACCAGCCTTGTCATTATCTAATAATAGTATTACTTCCTGTACCCCTGATAACATTAAAGGTGTTATCTTATCTAGTATGTTTCTTTCAGATAGAGACTTTGTGCCGAATAGACAGGCTACATTAGTCATACCATGTTTTTCTAGATTTAGCATATCGAATATACCCTCTACTAGTACAACATACTTACCAGCAACATGGGGATAAATTGGTATAGCCCTACTCTCTGGGTATACTTTGTACTTAGGTGGCACTGTTGAATAGAAGTTTCTACCTATAATATTAGTAATTTTACCACTAATATCTGTAATAGGGAAACATAGTCTATCCTCAAAATTAGGATGCTGAAAAGTTTTGTACTTCTTATATAACTTAGGAGGTATATCTCTATAGTCTCCTAGGTAAAACTCGGAACCTTCAGGTATTTCTATACCTGAAATATCCATCATTATATTTGATATTTTATTCTTTAGCTCTGCTGCTTTTCTACTAATAGGGTTGTAGTACTCATTAAAGTATTCAAATATATTCTGTCCTGCAAATCCACAAGCAAAACAGTTATACTTACCTACAGTCTTATCTATTCGCATAGAGGGGCTAGAGTCATTATGGTCAGGAGATAGGCAACAAACTAATGCGTCGTTGCCTTTCTCAATATATGGGATTTGCTTTCTATTCAGTAATTCTAATACCTTACTCATTAGTCAAGCTCCATAGCTGCTGGTGTTCCCCATTCCTTTGATTCATCATCTTTTTTCTTTCCACGTTTTTTAGGCTTCTCATCTTCATTACCTGCACTAGATAAATCAGCTCCCATTATAGAAGCTAACTGTTGAGGAGATAACTCAATACTACTAATAGTAAGCTTATCCCAATCTATACCAGTGGCAAAGTCAATTGTAGGTAGCGAACGTGCTTTAGTTCCTGTCCATTTTAATGCACCCATAGATTCTCCATTTTTACTATGAATTGCTTCTACGGTAAATGCAAAGTCACATGAGTCTAAGATACCCTTGGCCATTCTAGCCTCGCCATTCTCGTCAATCTGGTACGGCGCGAATATAGTTACATCGTGCTTACGCGCCAGAGCTTTTAGTCTCTTGGCAATTACTATCTGATTTTTCCAATCATACATGTTGGCATCGTTAGAGCCGTCTACT